GTTGAGGTACGCTATGCTGGTCGCAATATCACGCGCCAAATTCGCAACACGCTCATTAATTTTGTCTACACAGAAAAAACACACGGTGAAGCCGACGAGCTGAACATTAGCCTAAATGACCGCTCGGGCAGATGGCGCAATCGCTGGTATCCAATGCGCGCACGTGGTCGCAATGCAAGGCTGCGAGCGTGGATAATCTGCGAAAACTGGTTCAGGCAAGGCGACCGATTCCGTGTGTATTGCGGCGAGTTTGAAGTCGATTCCTGCGACTTTACGAGCAGCGCGAACGGTGACATTTTTACTATCAAGGCACTGTCGACACCGACATCAAGCCGCCTGAGACGCGAGCGCAAATCTCGTGCTTGGGAAGGTGTCACGCTGCGCAAGGTCGCAAATGACATCGCAAGACAAAATCGCATGCAGCTTTTTTATCGTGTCGGCGAGGAGATTATCCTAGACCGCGTTGACCAGATACGCCGCTCAGATTTGGAGTTTTTGACACGACTCGCTCGTGATTATGGCGTGGCCGTCAAAGTATCAAACGGTCGCATAATTTTGTTTGAGGAAGCAAGTCTCGAGCGTCGTGCGCCCGTCGTCGATTATCAGCGCGCAGAGACGAGCGGCAACGTACTCTCGCGAAACTTTAGACCTGGCAACATTTTAAATATAAAGCTGTCACAGAGCATTACAGAAGTGGTTGAAGAGACGAATGTCGCTTACAAAAACCCGCGCACAGGACAAGTTACAAGCGCGTCGTTTAGCCCGCCTGGTGGCGCGTCAACTGGCCAGCGACTACAGAGCAATCAGAGGCCATAATATGCCAACATTTGACAGTATACGACTAAACCAGCCCGCACCCAAGCAGTCCACAAAACAAAATCACGGGCAAAGGCAAGGCGGTGCAGCCCCCGCACGTCAAGCCGCTGCACGCACAAGGCAGCGCAATAAGCAAGAATGGACTGCCGACCTGACATGTGTCGGCGACCCAAGAATTGCAGCGGGAAGCACTTTCAGGCTTCGCGGGCAGGGCGTGTACAATGGCCGCTATATAGCCGACGAGGTGACGCACACAATTAGCAATAATGGCTACGTGACAGCACCCAAGGGAACAAGGACTTTGGTGGGGTACTAATGGGCAAATACGATTCAGACCAAGAAAAGCAAGAGCTGATACAAATAGGTCAGGTATCATCTGTCAACCCTGCAACGGGCACAGCTCGCGTGGCTTTTGATGCGCTCGACAATATGGTCAGTGCCGAATTCCCTGTCATAAATAATGCCAGCGGCAGAGTGCGCATGAATTACATGCCTGACATCGGCGACCACGTATTAATTTGTCGGCTGCCGAATGGCGAGTCAGACGGATTTATCATGGGCACGTACAATACGACAGGTAACCCACCCATGAAGACAGACGGCTCGCTCATAATCTCGAGCGAGAATGGTCAGACGTATTTAGAAGTCACGCAAGACGGCATTAATGTCTTGGGCGACCTGCGCATAGCTGGCAGCCTTGGCGTGGATGGCAATATCTCGTGCAATGGGCTGGATGTCGAGGGCAACACATCCATCACAGGCAATCTGACAGTGGGCGGCAACATCCGAAACGATGGCAATATGACCACGGGCGGCACACATACCGATTCTGTAGGTAGGCACTCATGAGCGTTATAGGCACATTTGGGCCGCTCATTTTCAGGCACAGCTCGCGAGTATCGACGAGCTACAGTCAACTTGACCGCGAATCTCACGGGCGGTGGGGCGTACATGACACGATTAATGCGCGTCCATTGACCCAATTTATAGCACGCGGGCAGCGCACTATCACAATGGATGTAACTTTTACACGAATGCGCGGAGTCAATCCCGACACATGGCGCAGGCGAGCCGAAATAATGGCAGTAAACGGCAATCATCACCCACTCATTTTGTCGGGCAGACCTGCTACAAATAGCAGGTGGTACATCGAGAGCGTGAACGCTACAGATACGAAATTTGCGCCCCGTCGCGGCGAAGTTTTGTGGTGCGAGTGCCAGATAGTATTTAAGGAATACCGATAATGAGCCTTGATGAAACAATTTATGAGGTACTTGGAGGTAGCACAGCACCTATCCGCCACGATTTAGCAGGTGTCGAGCTGGTACTCCAAAGCGTGCATGTGGCGCTCAGTACCCGCGTGGGCACAGTACCACTGCATCGCGACTGGGGGACTGAGCAGACGTTTTTAGACGATCCAATGCCCGAAGCGATGGCAAAAATACAGACAGAAGTTTTTGACGTGATACAGCGTCATTGCCCCCGGGTCGAAATAGAGGAAATTTTATTTGATGGCGAGGCTATGGCAGGTCGCTTAATTCCGAAAGTGAGGGTCACCATAAATGACACGGCTGAATGATGTTACTTTTGCAAGCGGCGACGCAACGCTAGTCGAGACACGCCTAAATGAGCTGCTAGAAGCTATCAGGCGAGCTGGCTCAGACCCTGGCTACCACATCGCAGACGATATGGCCATGCAGGAAATACACGCAACGCAAGCCGCTGCACTTGCACAGGTCAATACCGACATTGACCTCACAGGCAAAGGCAATTTGCTGTGGTATGCAGGCGAAGAAACTATCGAGCATCTGGGCTATCTGTATGGCGACCGCGGGGCAAGGCTGCCCGCATCACCTGCGGTAACGATACTTAAATTCACGCTATCAGACACGAGCACAACATCGTCAATCATTCCTGCTGGCACGCGTGTCGGCGCTGAGGATATATCATTTGCGACCGACAGAGAATTGATTATTCCCGCGGACGAGCTAACGGGCGAAGTCCCTGCGACCTGCACAGAACCAGGCGAAGTCGGCAATGGGTTCAGGGTCGGAAGCGTTGTCGAGATTATAGATTGGTTGCCATTTTTGGACAGCGCTACAAACACTGTCGCTACTTCGGGCGGAGCTGAAATCGAGAATATAGAATCCTACCGCCAAAGGCTTCGTGGCGCGCCAGATTCTTTTTCTGTGGCCGGCCCAGACGGGGCATACATTTTCTGGGCGAAAACAGCTAATGCAGACATTGTGGATGTGGCTGCATGGATGCCGCCGCTCGACGCAGAGATTTTTAAGACTTTTGTCGGCGAAATCACAGGCGAAACCATCGACGATGAAGAGGCTGCGAAATGGCGTGACCGCTACAATGAGCTAGTCATCGAGTCAGGCACAGGCCCAGGAAATGTGAATGTCGCAATTCTCATGGATGGCGGCAATATCCCAAGTGATGAAGTGCTACAGCAGGTCGCAGACACGCTCAGTCCGCGCACGCGACGACCGCTGACCGATTTTGTGCATGTGCTCAAGCCAACAGTCAAAGAATTTAGCATAGATTTTACATACTGGATACGCGAAGAGGACGCAGCGGCAGCCGTTGATATCCAAAGAGCTGTTGAGGTGGCTGTGCAGGACTTTAAGTCATGGCAGACAGCTAGGCTAGGCCGCAGCGTGAACCCCTCGCAGCTCACTAAGATGCTCATGGCTACAGGCATTAAAGGTGCACGCATTACAGAGCCGCAATTCCAGCGTGTAGAGCGCGACGAGGTCGCACAGCTCACAGACGAGCCGACAATTAATTACGGCGGTCTGTCCAGTGGCTAAAAAACTGCAAGATATAAGCATCCTTGACCTGATGCCGCCTAACATCTCTTTGGATGTGGGTGTGCAGGAGGCAGCTCAAGCATTCGACGAGGTTCTTAGAGATATCATAGCTAAGATACCAGGTGTCGCAATATATAGCCGAATAGGTGAGATAGTAGACCATGCGCTGCTTGACATGCTGGCATGGCAATTCCACGGATATACTGGCTTTTTCTACAGCAATGATATGGAGCTGGAAGTCAAGCGCGAAATGGTGCAAAAGGCGCTTGATTGGTTCACGCGCAAAGGCACACCCTCAGCCGTCGAAGAGGTCGTGGGCGTGGCTTGGGGCGCAGATGTAGAGATTCGCGAATGGTTCGAGACTGGCAGGATGCCTTACACATTCATGCTGGATTTGACCCGCCCGCTGCCAGATGAAGAGTCAATCAATGAGCT